TTATGCACACCCATCGTCTTGTTCCTCTGCATTTTTTCCAGTCTCCTAATTCAAGGTTTTGATATTTGTTGCAGGCACTACACCACTTCACATCATCTTTTTTTTCCACAGATTTTTTCCTTAACTTGCCTAACATTTACTTGATACCACCATGCAATACATGCTTTATCTATGGCCCCTTGTGTGGTGATTGCGTCGTTATAACCTCGCTGATATTCCTTGTATGCACGTTCATTCAATGTGTACACAAGCAGGTACGTCAGCGCCATGAACAGTAACAGAACCGCTATGCCTCTCACAATAATTCCTTAATGGTTTTGATTGGGATATCAAAGCGCTCATGCACTGCAATGATTATGGCTGGCGTGATTGGACGCTTGCCGCTTCTGAACTTAGAAATAGATGACGGTGTTTTGTTTATTTCTAATGCCAGTTGCAGATCACTTTTGAGATCGAAATTTTCTGTCAGATAATCGAACAACTTGTGAGTTGGCCTTTTCTGAATCCTTTCGTTCGACTGCATATTTGTATTCCCTCATGGTCTGTTCTACATTAGTCTCAATGGCGAGACTTGGAATGAATCGAGTCTTGTCATCCTTGTCTTGTTCAAGGATGTACTTACCTCGCTCTCGTAGATATGCTTTAGCTAGTTCAAGCTTGACGTTGTGGTCCATTGTCTACCCTCGCTGTATCTGGCGACCCTTCTTCCTCTCGCATCTGTGCGCCTAAATGCTTGAGTCTAGTCTGGTATGCCTGCGTTAAAACAATCCGTGCCATGTTAGGAATCCTACCTATGCTTGCCTCGTTTGCTTCGCGCAGTTCGCGCAGTGCTGTCATGCGTTTACGTGGCGCAGCCTTGCCTGCCGTGGCAACCTTATCTGCTAGCTTATTGTATTCCACTAGCCATTCGTCAAGTGATGCTAGTTGCACGGGTTCTTTGTTGGGAATGTACAACAGCCAGCTACCTACAGTCGTATTCGTTTCGGCAACTGTATCTTCAGGAACCTCGACTTCACTTTGCTGTATCTCAATTGGTTCATCCTCTTGGACCACCTCAATATCTGCTGGTTGTTCATAGGTTTCCTCTATTGATTCTGGCAAAGCGATAGCATCTAACGGATTGGCAGGCGTTATATCCTTGACTGGTATCGGTTTGTCTTCAGGATAATCCTGCGCTTCTTCTGCTGTTATCAATCCTTTAAGAACATCTGGGAATGCGTCACGCAGGGCAAAGCCTCTTGCTCTCATCTGTAGCATGCGCTTTGGATATGCTGACCACGGTCCCTGCTTTCCCCATAAGCCTGCACGTTTGGCATCTTCCACAGAAAACTTAGCGGTTACTGGTTTGCGCCCTTTCCTATGCGCGATACAGACTGCGATTGGGTTAGGTGTGCCCTCACCTTCGAAGTATTCCTCAACGTCTTCACAGACAGGGCTAGCCTGCACGAGAGCCATTGCAGCGTCTCCGTAGACTGAAGGCTTGCCGTTGATAACCGATATGTTTTGAAGGGCCTGCATGGGTGCTAGACCAATCTCAAAGCCCCATTGCATAGCGACCAAGATATCGGTTGGCTTTCCTTGATAGTTCTTTGGAACCATCTGGCTGTTGGACAGGCGTTCGCTGAACTCCATTGCCTCCGTCATGGTTTGTGGTGTAAAGCCACGGTGTGCTGTCAGTGCGCTCATTTCTTTTCCTTCCTTCTTAGTTTTTTAATTTCTGCTACTAAATGCTTTTGATATGTGTACATCTTTGCAAGATGTTTTGATTCGTCGCTCATTCCGTGATCTTTAAGCCAGTCCACGATATGAGGTGTGTCGTCGAATGCTGTGTGTCGAATCAGGATATCCATTTCACGTTGAGTTTTCATAGGTCTTTGTTCTCCTTGATAGTCAGGCTGGATTGTCTTACTGAGTACGCCTCCTTCGCAGGCACTACGCGCTCCTCAGCGGCTTTGTAGCTACGCATGGGCCAAGTCACTGTGTACTTACCGATGTTTGCTTTGGTGGCCTGCATCATGGCCTCCTTGATCTTTGTCTCACGGTCATTGATGATGGCCTCGCTCTGCTTGATATCTTGCTTGGCCTCATAAATATCACGGGCGTATTTCTCAAAGTCTCCAGCCAGAATGACAGTTTCGGGCGTTCCCTCTGCCCACGTTCGGTCGGCATCTGAGCTGTCAATTGGTGGATAATAGTCAATATGCTTTTCAGCTTGCCAAATGTCAAGCCTTCTCTGAAAGTCCATTGCTGCTGTGGCAATAGCCTTGACGGTTCCTACGTGTGGTGCAAATAGGAATATGCGAAGCTTGCTTGCTTGGTATAGGACTGCGACTGCGCCCCATTTCGCGCCCGTGATATCCATTTGCGCTTGCAATTGAATAGGACCACGGTATAAGGGCAGGCTGTCTTCTGCTGACATGCTTGTGACCTTGGCCTCAATGATGCCCATGCCATCTAGGACAATTGAGTCCTGACCAACGACAAAAATGCCATGTTCTGCGCTACTTTCTATAGTTGCGCCCGTTCCGATAGCAGTGGCGTCTAAGCTACAGCATAGCGGTAGCGTCTTGTGGAAAAATGCTTCGGTGTAATTTGTCTTAAATTCTGACAGCCCCAACCGTTTCGCACATTCCGTTATAACGACTGGCTCAAGAGTATTGCCCCAGTCCATTGCTTCATTGCTAATACCTTCCGGTTCTTTGCCTCCAAGCGCATCTATGCTGCTACTGAGTTCATCGTTAGGACTGCGGTATTTGCTATAGCCCATGACGGCAGGCAAACGGGAAGCGGACAGCATAGTATTAGGCGTTACTTTACCGACCATAATAGTTTTTCCTTCGTGTTAGTTATAGGGAAATGAAACTTCGTCAATGATGCGTTGGATTGTTTCTTGGTTGATTGAGTGTCCGTTGTGTTCGGATAATTGCAGTAAAAACAATGCCTGCAATGCCTCCGATTCGGTGATTCTTGGTGCGTGTGTGTAGATTGTGTCGAGTGTGTACATTAAAGGGCCTCCGTGAACGGGTTATAGGGTCTGTACGGCATAAAAAAAGGCTAGCCCATACCAGACTAGCCGGGTACTACTAAAGCCTGCCTGCTATTGTTTAGAAAGTTTATTTGTCATCATGGTTTTCAAAGTTTGATTCAACATAATCAACCATATCGGCATGGTCTTTTTTGTTTGCATCGTCACAAAGTTTTGCGACTTCCATTAAAAATGAATAGCCTTTAAATGAATAAATTGCCTTTGCTAATATCTTTATAATTTGCTGATTTTCAGCATTTTCAATGCTTCGTTTTCTATGGGCTTGCTGCAATCTGTCATCAATGTTTGCAATTAATAACTCATACGCTCTTAGTCTCAAGTCGTCGTTCATAGGTATCCTTTAACGATAGTATCTAAGCCCGTCTATTGGGCACACGGTCCACTGTTTTAGACTGCCGTCTGGCTTAGTGAATAGGATTCTGGGTAAATCTTTGTAATGGATTGCGCCATATCCGAATCGAATCTCTGCGCGTGTCGGGTTTCTGTGTGCTGTCAGGACTGGCAGATTAGGGTCGAATGTAATCATAATTAAACCCTCGAGTGGTCAAAACAGAAAACATAACCTCTGCCGTCTGCAGAGTCTCCAAAACGCATACCTTCAAGATTCCAGTCTAAGTTATGCTTTTCGATAAGTGCTTTGACTGCCTGAAAATGTGCTTGCTCGTATGATTCAGCGTAAGGATAAGCAATGGTTGCTTCAAACCCGCTAGCGGTAAATGCTTTGATACGTGTGCCGCGAGTGTTAGTTACTGGCAGGCATCTAGTGTGAATGGCTATCATAATTAATTTCCTTTTTGGTTGATTAATGTGTAATTGCTTCGAGTATCGGGCACTCAGTCCGATATTGCGTGCTGCATGTGCAAGACTGTTTAACCTGCTTAGACTGTACCCAATGGGCAAATCGCTCCGCTTCAGTATGTGTTGCGAAAGTTACTTTGTCGCGCAGTTCGATGCCTTCAAGTGGGCCGGTAACAAAGCGCTTGAGATAAGATACTTGGTAGCGTTTCATTCTTTGGCCTCCGATATGGCCCAAAAGCCACAGAACAAAGCAGTACCGAAGGTAAAAAAGAAGGTAAGGCCGTCGATGTGATTGATTACCCATGCACCTAGAAGAAAGCCTGCTAGCAGCATTGATAGTGCTGCGACTATAAGATTAATTCGTTTCATTGTCTGACCTCTTTGGTTAATGACAAGTTAATAATTAGGATTGTTTGGCTAGTAGGATAAGTGCATATTCTTCACAGCCTTTGCTACTACAGTCTATTTCACCTAGCACTTGGTGTGGTTTGTAGACGTTACAACAGGATTCTAGAATATCGAATTGTGATCCGTAGTAGTTGACGATGTGCGCTCTAGCAATGGCCTCAGTCTTAGCAGTGGCACGGATGCGCTCTACATTGTGTCTACGTGTTTTATTGATTGCTTCAAATTCAAATTGTTTCATTGTCGACCTCTCTGGTTTATTGACATGTGCCAATCGCACAAACGAATCATTGCATGTAGCGTGCCAGATTGTAAACCGGCATAAATGCTTGTTGTTGTATTTTTCCAACTGTCACAATGATACAAGTGTCACTGTTACACATGTAACACACTGTTACACTTAGATATACTTGTGATATCATCAAACTATGGAACAGAAAGCAACACTATTGAGATTGCGCGTAGACGTTCGGGAAATGCTGGATAAAGCAGCGGAGAGTCAGCGCCGAAGCCGTGTAAGCATTGCAGAGCAAGCAATCAGGGAATACTGCAGGCAGCATGAAACAACAGGTGAAAGAGTGCAAAGGCTAATCGATGGAAAGTAGTTTTCAATTACCAGATGCCCCGACAATCAAGCAGCATAAGCCAGTAGATAAGCGGGCTTATACGATAGTTCCAATTAGAGCAGCAACGGATAGACGTATCAGGCCTGCAGCAATGCGCGTATTGCTAGTGGTTTGTTCCTACGCTAATAAGGCTGGCTTAGCGTGGCCTTCGCATGCAAACGTTGGTAAGGATTTAGGTGTAAGCAGGCAAGGAGCAGGCAGGCAGATTAGGATTCTGAGAGAGTTAGGTTATCTCAAAGTAGTTAAGAACCATTCACACGGCAAAACAGCACAGATACTTCGGGTGATCTATAACGAAGAACTAAGTAACAGAGAACTAATGAATACTATTGATTTTGACAACCTGCCACCAACACTGCAGGCATGGACAGAAAAGAAAGCAATTGAATTGTTAAATCAGGATAAGGAACCAATTAACAATGTTGCGCTAACGGCAAAAGATAATTGGGGTCAGATACTAGATGTGAATTTAAGTTGTGGTTATTGGTTGAAGTCATGTTCTGCTATTGGCATCAGCAGGCAGATTACCGATGAGGATAAGCGCTCACTATCAGTATTAGCTAGCAATGGCGTGGTATTCGATGTATTTAAGCAGGCAGTCGATGACGTGTTGGTTGATTGGCAGGCTTATCGACGCGAACCACCACACCGGCTCTCGTTCTTTTTGCGGCTTACACCGCGCGCAGGCGCGTAAACGTATGCCAGAAACACCGCGCGCGCACACGGTGGAAACGATGCTGCTGTCGCGCACGGGCGCACACAGGCGCATATGCCTCCCCCCCCCCTTTCGTCTTTGTCCGGGGGGACCCCGCTCAATTTTTCCCCTGTTTTTTGCTGCTTAGATACTTTTTGAATAGGTTAGAAGCGTTGTATAACTTTATTTTATATAACGCTGAGCTAGAACGTAGATGGCTAGGTTTAGGTAGTCGCACTGCCACAGGCTTTTGGATTGCCTGATGGCTGTGCTTTATAGGTTAGAGGCAGGGAAAAAAGGAGAATAAAAGAACCTTACCCATATTTTTTTATGGGTAATATCCTTTGGAAAGGATGCTTGCTATAGTTTATCTAGGCTAACAGAGTGTTAATCTGCAAGAACTATGTGTCCCGATATTCTGTACCTGTTCCCATCCGGGGGTATGAATAAGGAGTACCGTTCTATTCGCCACGTTTATTCCCTTGATCGCAAGCTATCGACGGGAGGGCCGGGTGATTGCCCCTTAAAATCAAGTATAGTTTAACCGCAGGATTCTGCAAGTAGTTTTTACTTATCTCTTACGAGGACCTTATGACTTATAGTAATAATCAGCAAACAAAGTATGAATTAAAGAATGACCACGGGAATCTGTTTAGGAATAAGAAGAAGAAGTCACCTGAAGAAGCAGTAATGCTAAGTCCTGTGGATAAAGATAAGAATGAAAGAATGCCTCACTGGTCGGGGAAGTTAAAGTTAAACGATCAGGAGTTCTGGTTCTCCGCATGGGAAAATACAACAAAGAAGGGTGAACCGTTTTTTAATCTGAAGTTAGGCGGTATGGTCCCTGCAGAGCCTACCAATGTACCGTTTAACCAGCATGCTATAGATAAAGGCAATGCCTTTGCGCCTAGCGATAGTAAAGATTCAATGGACGAAGAAATTCCTTTTTGATATAAAGTAACTATTAGCAAGCTGCTTGTACGATTGAAACTGTCGCTGGGACGGGTAGCAGCACCCAGCACTAACACGCATGAGGATTGAGTCAGGTTGGGATCACAACTTGATGGGGCAGATACATCATAAGTAATGCGCACACTGCTTATTGAAATTTGCCGAGATACCAGTCCTCAGCCGTGTTGGTACTTGCTCAGAGATATGGTGAATTCGGAGATGGGTTTTGCCTTGGACTGAGTGAGTATCAACAACCTAATCGGCGTAGGCCAATGTAGCATCGACATACGCGCTGGATAATCGTAACCAGCACCAAAACGCATGAGGATTAGTTACAAGTGAAGATAGAGATCGGTTCGCTGGTTGATGCTTTACGCTAGTCCTCAGCCGTGTTGGGAAAGCGGATGCTGTGAATCTTGAACCGAGTGTGGATGCACGGCGCTCAACTCCACAGATGCAGCGAGTACCAACAGCTAATACGTATGGGGATTGGGTTGTCTCCTCCTTTGCTAAGTGGCCCCTTGCCATCGATGGCTCAGTCCCCACCCGTATTAGTTCAACCACGCAAAGGAGAAAACTATGAGAAGGATACTTATCCTATTGCCAGTCCTATTGGTAGGCTGCGCCTCACAGAAGCAAGTTCAATCACATCCAGAAATAGAATTAGTCATGGACAAAAGAATGCTCCCCATGACTAGGAACGAAGTTATTATGGCTATTAATGAATGCGAACACAATGGCACTCGTGCTGTTGTTATTAACAGCCGTAGAACTATTAATGGATTTTCAGCAGAGGTGGTCGTCGATGTTAGTTGCGCACCTAAATACAGATGAGTGGAATTAAACAAATACCCAGCATTAAGGGATGGGGTGGCGTTAAGAACGTCCAGCAACGGTTGGGCGGTTCTGCCACTATCGCCAAGAACAGGGAAGCAGTCGCTTACGCATTGCTGACTATTGCCAATACCAAGATATCCGATGTGATGGAATGGGACGAAGCAGGCAATATTAAGATTAAAGCCAGTAAAGATATTCCTGACCACGCCCTGCAAGCCATTAAGTCCATTAAAGTCAATGAACGATACGACAAAGATGGTAACTGTAATCGTACATTGGATATAGAGTTGTACGACAAAGTGGGTGTGCTAAGAATATTAGCGAAGGCTAGTGGTTTGCTGGATACGGCAGACGAGTCTGATAAGCCTAGCGTCATTGGTATTAATGTCAAAGCACCTGAGATCATTGATGTGGAGAGCAACAATGAATGAACATAAGTTACTACGCATGATAGAAGAAGCTGGCTTTGACTTTACGCCTGACATAATGAACAAGCTGCAAAAGTTTCAGAATTTGATTTGGATAGAGCGTGAGGAGTGCGCTCAGGTATGTTTTGAGTTATGGAATAAATGGATACATGAAAAAGATACTATTCGTTTCCCTGACGCAAAAGATTGTGCCGCAGCTATTCGCGCAAGGAGCAACCATGACTAAGGATGACATTATCCGCATGGCGCGTGAGGCTGGTATGCGTAAAACTTTTGTTTGTGCCAAGCCTGACGATTGTCCTGATGATGACAATTGTTGCCACAAGCAAGTTCCAGAAGGTTTGCATGGCAGACCCGAAGTTATTGAACAATTTGCCGCTTTAGTCGCAGCAGCAGAGCGCGAAGCGTGTGTGAAGGTTTGTGACGATTTAAAAAATATTGATCCAGAATGGAAAAATAAGCACTATTGGAATATAGCAGTTGATCGCTGTTCCCATAATATTCGTTTAAGAGGTAATCATGATTGATTTACTTTATTTTTTTGCTGGCGGATTAATTGTGATCGTTTGGTCTTTTCTTATTGCGTGTGTTTCATTGATCCGCGCAAGGTGGCAGCATGATTGATGAATACATTATTTGTTATACAGTTCTTTATTGCAATGCTATATGGGCTTGTGCTTGGCTTTGTGTTACTTGGATTAAAACAAGGAAGTAAATGAGTAAAACTAAAGATAGTGGCGAGAAGGCTTTACCGCAAACAGGATTAAACTTAGACTTTTCTACCAGTCCAATGGTATGGAAGTTCTTGCAGTCTAAAGCGTTTGTGCGTGGCGTTATGGGGCCAGTAGGATCAGGTAAGTCATACGCCTGCTGTGCTGAGATTATGATGAAAGCCGTACAGCAAAAGCCCAGCCCTATCGATGGAATTAAGTACAGCCGTTTTGCCATTGTGCGAAACAGCTATCCAATGTTAAAGACGACGACGATAAAAACATGGATAGATATGTTCCCAGAGAATACGTTTGGACCACTACTGTGGACTCCACCGATTACTCACCATATCAAACTGCCTGCGAGAGACGGTGCTGCTGGCATCGATTGCGAAGTCATATTCCTTGCCCTCGATCAACCAAAGGATGTGAGAAAACTTCTCTCGTTGGAATTGACAGGAGCATGGGTAAATGAAGCCAGAGAACTTCCAAAAGCAGTTATTGATGGGCTTACCCATCGTGTCGGGCGCTATCCTACCAAGCGTGACGGTGGAGCAAGTTGGCACGGCATTATTATGGACACTAACCCTATGGACGACGACCACTGGTGGTTCCGCATGGCAGAAAAGGAGAAGATGTCAGGAGCCTATAAGTGGGACTTCTTCCGTCAACCGGGTGGGGTGGTCGAGGCAGAACTCGATATGCTACCGGAGAATCCAGAAGCTAACGATCACATATACGCATCAGGTCGATGGTGGAAACCCAATCCCAAAGCAGAAAACGTAAGCAATCTGCCCGGTGGTTACTACCAGCAAATGCTATTAGGTAAGAACCTAGACTGGATACGCTGCTACGCCGAAGGAAAGTACACGTATGTACAAGAAGGCAGACCCGTCTGGCCTGAATATGACGACAACTTAATGTCTGCAGACCTAGATTACGATATTAATCTACCCATACAAGTCGGCCTTGACTTCGGTTTGACCCCAGCCGCAGTCATTGGGCAGAAAACACCCGCAGGTACATGGAATGTAATCCATGAAATTGTTACCTTTGACATGGGACTAGAGCGATTTGGTCAGCAATTGCTTACAGAATTGAATGCCCGGTTTCCAAAAGCCAGCATTATGGTCTGGGGCGACCCAGCAGGTATGCAACGAGACGCAATATACGAAGTAACAGCGTTCGATCACCTGCGAACACTAGGTTTGCGGGCACAACCTACCCCGTCAAACGACTTTAAGGTACGTCGAGAAGCAGCCGCAGCCCCTATGCAACGATTAATTCAAGGAAAGCCCGGGTTAATGGTTGATAAAAGTTGCAAATTGCTAAGAAAGTCCCTCGCTGGTGGCTATCACTTCAAACGAGTGGCTGTCGGTGCAGGGCAAGAGCGCTTTAGAGACTCACCCAACAAGAATGAACACTCCCACGTAGGCGACGCATTCGGATATTTGCTGCTAGGTGGCGGTGAACACAGACGAATGACCAAAACTCCACTAGGTTTATCAGGCCAATTCATCCAACAAGGCTCAGCATCCACAGACTTTGACGTATTTGCTTAAATAATGATATATAGGTGATATCATTGTATTGTAGTTTGCATCAAAGCAGATACAATTTCTCGAACATTGTCATGTTTGGAGGTCATTATGGCTATTTATTGGCTAGCAGCAGCCAGTTTTGCTGGTTCAGTTTATCAAGCTAACGAAGCTCGTAAGTCTGCCGCTAAGGCACGTAACGCATCTGCCGCCGAAGCGCGCGTGGCGACAGCTCAAATGCAACAGCAAATTGCTGCTCAACAAGAACAAGCTAAAGTAGCTCGTGAACGATTATCTGCAGAAACAGCTAAGTACGCAGAGCAAAAAAGTTCTATGGAGGCTGAGGCTAAAGCTACCGCAACTGCATTAGAAGAAGAGCGTCGTAAGTTAGGCGAAGAAGAATCGTCAAAACTTCGTGCCCGTGTTCGTTCTGGTCGTCGTGCTTTACTGTCTGACGTTCGTATTAATCCTGAAATGGGCGTGTTAGGTGCTGACACTACCCTTGGCGCATCTACTACAACAGTGGGGTAAGCCATGCCTATATACATTAATACTAAACTTATCCTGCAAGCAATTGATAAGTACGTTCAAAAGAATGTTGTTGAGCCACAAACTAAAGCTGAAGAAAAAAAAGCAGCCGAAGATGAAGCCGCAGCTAAATCTGAATTAGATAAAGTTTTGGCAGAACAAGATGCAATGCAGAAACAAATTGCTTCTGAAATGGAAACTGGTAAACAACAAATAGAAAAGACTAAACAAGAGACAGAAGTAATACAGCGAGAATCTGGTGAGCGTAAATTGTCCCGTGTTCGCGCTCGTGTACGCAGCTTGTCTCGTCCTATGCTTTCTAAAGGAGTGTCACTCTAATGGATAAGTTTCAGAAAAAAGTTAAGAAGGTAATGAAAGAATATAAAGCGGGTGGACTTCACTCAGGCAAAGGTGGCCCAGAAGTTACCGACCCTAAACAAGCTATAGCTATTGCGCTTTCAGAAGCAAATAAAGTTAAAAAGAGTAAGGCATAAGATGGCAGATTCAGAACGTCAAATGTTAATGAATGAAGTATTGCAAAAAAAATCAGACGCAGAATGTCCTGAAGTTTTGCAAAACAAAAGTCTTAGCATTAAGAATCACAGGATTTGCATAGTCAAAGCAAACTTGGGTCCTGCTAATCCTCGTGCGCCTGAAACTATCTTCTGGATTTTAAAGTCTACGAAGTGGAACATTAGCGAAAACGCTGCTCGTCAAATGTTGTGTGGTAACTGCGGTCACTATTGGAAAACAAAATTCATTGATGACTGCATGAAAAAGTATGAGCAAGTTACACCACCTGAGGTCGATCCATCATGGGTTGATACTAATGATAGCGTTGGTTATTGCGACGAGTGGGATATACCGTGTACTGCAAGCAGAACATGCGATACGTGGGAGCCGGGCGGTCCAATAACTGCAGCATTGGTTGCAATGAATGAGTTGGAAGATGAGGATGAGGAAGATTAATGGCTGTCATTACGGTTGACATTGAGTCATTAAATACCAAGTCACGACTGGTATCACTTGCTCAAAAGAACAACGCAGGCAACTTTGTTGTTGGTGGTGCTGATTCGCCCATCATTATGGTTGATGTAAATCATCAGCGTAACCATGATGGCAGAGCATTCTTTGCTTATAAGATGAACCCAGAGTCATCGCCATTGGGTGCTGATGCAAGTATAGATATTGTTCTTGCGTCTGCGTCTGGTGTAATGCCACACATGACTATTGACGCTTTATGTATCGGAGATGCGGAGTTTTATATCTATGAAGGAACGTCTGCGACGGGAGGTACGTCATTTACTCCTATCAATAGGAATCGCAATTATACGACTAGCAGCCAAGTTGCGATGATTATCAACCCAACTGTGTCGTCATTAGGAACACAACTTGATGCGCAGATATTACCGGGCGGTAGTGGTAAGAAATCTGGTGGTGGCACAGCAGGATCATTGGAATATGTATTAAAGCCCCTAACAAATTATTTGTTTAGGCTCACGAATGTAAACGGTACGGCACATGCCGCACACCTATCTTTGGAGTGGTATGAATAATGGCTGATTTGAATTTAACTCCTGCCGAAGAAAACATTGTTAAATACCATAGAGATTCTATTCGTACTGGCAATGTTGGTCGTGATGAAAAAGGCCGTCCAATTACGGTTTATTCGTCAACCATCTACATTCCAGAAGGAAAACACAAAGGAAAGTTTGCAACTGTGCCGGGTTGGGTCAACAACAAGGTAATTAAAGACGAAGATGAATTGTACAAAACTTGGAAAACTGACATAGACAAAGGCAATTGGCCTATCTATGACAACGGCCCTGCTGGCGGTAAACGTGCGGGTGAGATACATAAGATCATGGATGACGAAGAACAACAAGCTCGGTTAGCAATGAAACCACGGCAGGCAGAACGACCAATGCTTATGAAAGAAAGGCTGAAATAATGGCTGAAATATCGTACATGAAGGGCCAGAAGCGTAAGAACTATCAAGGCAAGAAGATGGCCTTAGATGAAATCCTACGTCGTGCCGAGAAAGCTCAGCGTAATAAAGACTTGTTTGAGTCTTTGTACCGTGATGCTTATGAGTTTGCTTTGCCTCAACGTCAGTTATACGGATACTACGACGGTAACTCACAGGGTGCAAAGAAGATGGCACGAGTATTTGACTCGACAGCTATCAACTCAACTCAGCGTTTTGCTAATCGACTTCAGTCTGGCATCTTCCCACCACAGCGTAAGTGGTGCAGGCTAGAACCCGGTTCAGATATTTCTCCACAACAAAGAGATCAAGCCCAAGCATTGCTTGATGTTTGGATGGAAAAGATGTTTACCGTCATTAAGCAATCGAACTTTGACATTGCTATCGGTGAATTCCTAATGGATATGGCTGTAGGTACAGCTTGCATGATGGTACAGCCGGGTGATGATGTGTCGCCTATTAACTTTATTCCTGTGCCAATGTTCCTTGTGTCGTTTGAAGAAGGTGCAAACGGTCAGGTAGATAAAGTGTACCGTCGTATGCGCATGAAAGCAGAAGCTATTGCTCAGCAATGGAAAGACGCAGAGTTTTCTGAGCATCTAAAGAACATGATTGCCACTAAGCCCACCGATGAGATGGACTTAATGGAAGCAACCATCTTAGATTATGAGCGTGGTGACTGGTGCTATCACGTTATATGTGTGACTGGCGGTAAAGAAGAAATAGTTTATCGTCGTATGGCATCGTCTCCTTGGGTCATTAGTCGTTATGCCAAGGTGGCTGGTGAGATATATGGTCGTGGCCCATTGCTTACTGCGTTGCCAGATATTAAAACACTCAACAAGACACTTGAGTTGCTGTTAAAGAATGCTTCATTGGCTGTTGCTGGTGTCTATACTGCAGCAGACGATGGTGTATTGAATCCACAGACAGTCAAGATTCTGCCGGGTGCGATTATTCCGGTGGCTAGGAATGGTGGACCACAAGGTGAGTCACTACGACCACTTGCTCGTGCTGGTGATTTTAACGTAAGTCAGATTGTTATTAACGATTTACGTCAGAACATTAAACGTACATTGCTTGATGAGTCGCTACCACCAGACAATATGTCTGCACGTTCTGCTACTGAGGTAGTTGAGCGCATGAAAGAACTTGCACAGAATCTAGGATCAGCATTTGGTCGCTTGATTAACGAGACGATGATACCGATGGTGTCTCGCATAATTCAAGTAATGGATGAGCGAGGATTAATTGATGCGCCATTAAAGATTAATGGTTTAGAAGTTAAGGTGTCTCCTGTTGCCCCGTTAGCTATGGCGCAGAATATGGAAGAAATTAACAACATTATGCAATTCATGCAGATTACTGCTCAGTTTGGTGCAGAAGGTTTAATGGCTGTTAAGACTGGCGACTTGATTGATTACATTGGCGATAAACTTGGTATTCCGTCAGCCATTAGAAACACTGGCGCAGAACGTGCATTTATGATGGAAGAGCAAAAGAAGATGGAAATGGAACAGCAAGTCACTATGGCTATGGCTGGTCAACAAGAAGCACTTATGAAACAACAAGGAGCGCCGCTTGCAGCCTGATACTAGTCATCATTTTGCTGCTGGTCTATATGCCAAGGAGCATTTTATACCTAAAGGTTATGCTGTTGCCAAACATATACATGGCTATTCTCACTTATCTATATTGGCTAAGGGCATAGCGTGTGTTGATGTTGATGGTGAACAAACTATATATGAAGCTCCTGCATGTATAGAAATAAAAGCTGGCTGCAGTCATGTAATTATTAGTGAGACTGACTGCATTTGGTACTGCATCCATGCGACGGAAGAAGCAGAAGCAGATTTAAATAATACAGAAATAATCGAAGGAGAGCCTTATGAGTGGATGGGACGATCTGGAGGCGATGCAGCAGTCGCTTGAACCAAGAGAATCTAGTGATACAGATAAATTGTGCCTGCGAGTATTTGGCACAGAAGAAGGGCAGAAGCTGCTCAAATGGCTACGTGATGTAACTGTTGAGCAACCATGTTGGGGGCCGGGAAGTGATCCTTCATACGGCTATTTTTTGGAAGGGAGATGCTCTTTAATCAAAGAGATAGAATCCCGAATTAATCGAGCGAGGAACTTTTGAGCGATACAAATACGGCAGTCGAGCCTAGTGATTCAGCAGAAGAACCCACTGGCCTACTTGACAACGTAGAGCCTACTGAGACTAGTGATGCTCCCTCTGATAATCAAGCAGCAGTAGAACATAGGACAGCAGACTCTATTCCAGATGATGAGCCTGTCGATCGTCCTGATTGGTGGCCTGAAAATTTCTGGAATAAGGATAAGAATGAACCTGATATGGAAGGCATGGCGAAGTCTTGGAAGGACTTACGCAAAATGGTTTCCAAAGGTGCGCACAAAGCACCGCCTGAAGGTAAATATGATTTATCGGCCTTTGGTGAGAATGCTGACCAAATGCCAATGGTCCCAATGTTTAAAGACTGGGCGGCAAAAAATGGTGTATCTCAGGCTGCATTTGACGAGCTTGCTACTCAAATAATGGAAGGTGCGTCCAATGTCATGGGCACACCGGATGTAGATTTAGAAGCAGAACGTCGGGCACTTGGTCCAAATGCTAACGCTATTATCAATGGCATGGTGGATTGGGCTAGGGGATTGGTCAATAAGGGTGTTTGGTCGGCTGAAGATTTTGATGAATTCAAGATCATGGGTGGTACAGCCAAAGGCATGAAAGCCCTGTCAAAAATCCGTGCAGCGTATGAAGGTAGAATCCCTGATGGCAAAGAAGCGGTTGACGGAATGCCGACAGACCTAGAGTTGCAATCTATGGTTGGCGATCCTAAGTACGTCAGCGATCCAGCTTACCGTCAGAAGGTTGAACGACTATTCCAACAGCGCTACGGTTAAGTTCCTTCCTCTGTTCAGCGCAGAGTTACCCAGCTTCGGCTGGGGTTTTTTTTGCAAAAAAATATCAAAAGCACTTGCTTTATAGACAAACTTGGATAGAATCACTATCCGAGGCATATCAGATTACCGACCCTCAGATGGTTGTACCCAACTGGCTGGCATCCTACTGCAAGCAAACGGCCCGGCTCCCGGCTCACCGACAGCGAGGACTCTCTTTATAACTTTGTCAAAAGGTAAACAAAATGGCTATTAATCTGTCCACAGCCTTTGTAACCCTGTTTGATGCGGAAGTTAAGCAAGCCTATCAGGCTTCGGCGGTTCTCCGTCCTGCTGTCCGTGTCCGTTCAGGTGTCGAAGGTTCTACTTACAAATTCCCTAAGATCGGCAAGGGCGTTGCTCAAGTTCGCATTCCGCAAACTGACGTAACTCCATTGAACGTTACTTACTCGCAAGTAACCGCAACTCTGAGCGACTATATCGCTGCTGAGTATTCGGATATCTTTATGCAAGCTAAAGTCAATTTCGACGAGCGTCGTGAATTGGTTAAAGTTGTATCGAATGCTATCGGTCGTCGTCAGGATCAATTGATTCTGGACGCTTTGACAGCATCGAGCGCAACTAGCGTTAGCAATGATATCGGTGGTTCTGACACCAATATGAACGTAGCTAAACTCCGTTCGGCAGCTCAAACGCTGAATACGAACAACGTTCCTATGGATAACCGTCACATCATCATTCACGCATCTAGCTTGGCTA